GATCTTATACAGAACGCTAAGATCATGGCTCTGGAAGAACGCAACGTAGAGATACACGAGTTACGTAGGCAGCTAAATAAGATAGAAGTAGAGATAGGTAAGTTGAATGCACAGATAACTGTGGATCATCAGAGTGGTAAGGAATAGTCATGTCAGACCTAGAGCAAGCATTAAGTCGGTTAGAAGCTCATGAGCGTGAGTGTAGTATTCGTTATGAAATGATTCAGATGCAACTGGATGCACACAATCAACGCTTTGACAAACTAGAGAAGATGATGACAGGTGGCTTTGCTTCTATTGCTATTATTGTGACTATGGCTATTGCTATCTTGGAGTTTGCTAGATGATTGAGTCGCTCATAGGGCCTGTTACAGGGCTTCTGGACAAGTTTGTACAGGACAAGGACCAGAAGGCTAGGTTAGCTCATGAAGTCGCTACAATGGCTCAGAGACACGCTCAGGAGCTTGCTAAGTCACAACTAGAGGTTAACAAGGTAGAAGCAGCACACAAGTCTTTGTTTGTTTCTGGTTGGAGACCTGCTGTTGGCTGGTGTTGTGTACTAGGTATGATGGGCAACTTTATGGTCATACCGTTTACCAACTTTGTTTTAGCTTTGTTAGCTATTGAAGTTACTATACCGCTCATTGACCTAGAGACTATGATGCCTGTACTAATGGGTATGCTTGGTCTTGGTGCTATGCGCTCTTATGAAAAAACCAAGGGTGTATCAAGGGAAAAGTAAATGGCTAAAAGTTCTCGAGGAATGTTTACAGGTGGGAGCGTGTACTCAGGAGGTACGCCTACCTTTGATGAAACTACCGGCCAACCAAGAATGCCAACTGGTGGGGTCAAAGGTGGTCCCACAAAGCAAGCCCCTATAGTTAGACCACCGCCTACTTCAGAACCTGCTCCTACTCCAGAGCCAGAAGAAATGACCTTTACGTTTATAGAAGGTAGGGAAAGAGGAGGAGCACAACAGAACTATCTTTATGGTCAGGAAGGAGAAGTTCGACAGGTTACTGTAGACGAACTACGTGAGTACTTTGAAAGCGACGAAGTAAACAGACTACCTGAAGTATTTGGTACGTTTGATAACTACCTTGCTTACATGACCGAACGTGAAGAGTTACTTCAGTCTGGTGAGCTAACTGTTGGAGAGTGGGCTGACGCCGACACCGGCTTTACCGAAGATCAAGAGATGATTCTTGAGGGTGACGCTGACTTAACTATTGATCCTAGCGACCCTGGTCAAAACTTAGAAAACTTACGTAGACAACAAACTAGCACACAGCAAGGTGCTTACAACAACTGGCTTAACTCCGAAGCCAACCAAGCATTACTACGTAAGTACGGTGTTGTTACTGACCTTTATTCTACTTCGGGAGACCGCTTTAGATGGAATGGATCAGCCTACGTTAAAGTAGAGGACCAAAGTTCTGGTGCCGGAGACATATTTAAAGCAGGCTTTCAAGTTGCTGTAGGTTTAGCTTTAGGTGGTGCTGGAGTTGGATCTGCTCTTTCTTCTACAGTAGGTTTAAGTGGTGCTTCTGCTGCGGCTTTTTCTGCTGCTGTTAACTCAGTAATCTCACAGGCAGCTACCAGTGTCTTAACAGGCGGTGACTTAGACATAAGTCTTGAAAGTGTTATACAAGCTGCTGTTACTGGTGGTTTGTTAGACACCGACATTGCACAGGAAGCACTCCAAGCGTTAGAAACAGGTAATGAGTTTGTTGACGCTGTTGTCCAAGCAGGTGTTATTAACTCAGCTACTCAGTTAGCGACAAGCGGTGAATTAGACCCACAACAGCTTATTGAAGCAATGCTTAGAGCAGGTCTTACGGACCAGTTTGGTGAGTACTTAGAAAACCTAGAAGACTTAGCACAAACTGAGTTAGACCAGCTTGAGGAATTCTTTAGAGGCTACGTACCAGACATTAGTGCTATTGAAGACTTCTTGTCACAAGCAGAAGGTTTATTTGATACTGACATCTCTGAGTACACAGAACAGTTTGAAGAAATTGTAAGTCAAATTGGTGATGCTGTAGAAGGTGCTGTAGAAGAAATAGATGAAGAAGAACTAGAGTACAGAGCAGGTGAAGGCTACATAGACCCTGGTTCATACTACTACTATACCGACGAAAACGGTAATAGAATTCTAGGTCAAGATATAGAAGGACTTAGGTATACTTCTGACGGAACTTATGTTGACGCTGACGGTAATGTCTATGATTTAGGAGGCACTGCTGCAGTAAACGAAGACGGCACTGTTGATTACTACGACGGCTTTGCTGAAGACGGCGCGTCTATTATTGCTACAGGAGAAATTCAGTTAGGTCAGGACGGTCTTTATGACTCTGAAGGCAACCTTGCTTACTACCAAGAAGAAGGTCAGTGGTTCGATGCAGACGGTAACGTAGTAAGTGACCCTACTGTTGTAGATCAACTAACAGGTTTAACTGAAGGTCAGGTTCCTTATGATCCTAGACAGTTTTCAGACACTGATTTTCAATCTGCTATTGATAGTGCAGTAGATCAACAAGACATTGGTTCCATTGTTGATCATATGACAAGCATTGGAACAGGTGTAGACGCTAACGGTTTCTTTGGTCTCTCCGATTCAGACCAAGAAGTTTTAATGGGTTTGTTTGGTGTATCAACTCAAGAAGAATTAGTTGAAGCACTAGCTCAGTCAGGATATACAGTTAATACTAACGGTTCTCAAGTAGTAATAGACTTTAACTACGATAGAAGCGAAGAGTACGGTCAGATTAATGACGTAGACGAATCTGGAAACATTATTCGTGTACGAGACCCTAACGAACCAACAGAAATTTTTATAGACCCTGAGTACGACCCTACTGAAGAAACACCTGAGCCTGAACCTGAGCCTGAAATAGGTGGCGGTGGTGGTGGCGGAGGCGACTCCTCTACTACTCCTACTGATGAAGACGACCCATTAGCTAGTACTGTTCCTTCTGCTGACGACACGGCTGAAGAAATACAAAAGGATCAGGCTGAAGCTGCTGCAGAAAGACAGCAGAAAGAACAAGATGCTGCCGCAGAAAGACAGAAGGACGCTGCTGCAGCTGAGAGACAGAAGGATGCAGATGCTGCAGCCGAACGTGCATCTAAGGACGCTGCTGCAGAAGCTTCTAAAGACGCTGCTGAACGTGCTGACAAAGAGACTGCTGAAAAAGCAGATAAGGAAGCTGCAGCAGAAACACAACAGAAGGAAGCAGCTGCGGCTGAGACTGCTGAAAAAGAAGCTGCTGCAGAGACCCAAGAAAAAGAACAAGCTGCTGCTGAAAAGGCAGAGAAGGACGCTGCTGCAGAGACTCAGGAAAAAGAACAGGCCGCTGCAGAACAACTTAAAAAGGACACTAAAGCAGAGACTCAAGAAAAGGAAGAGGCTGCTGCAGAAAAAGCAGAGAAGGACCGTCAGGCTGAAGAAGATAAAAAAGAGTTAGCAGAAGCTGAAGGTAAGGACGCTGAGGAAACTCAAAAGGAACAGCAAGCAGAACAAGAGCAAAAGGACGCTGCTGCGGAACAAGTAGAAAAAGACGCCGAAGCTGAAACTAAAGAAAAAGAAGAAGTAGCCGCTGAACAAACTAAGAAAGATGCTGAGGCAGAAACTCAAGAGAAAGAGGAACAAGCTGCAGAACAAGCTAAGAAAGACGCTGATGCAGAAACTCAGGAAAAGGAAGAGGTAGCTGCTGAAGAAGCTAAGAAGGACGCTGAGGCTGAGACTCAGGAAAAGGACGTAGCTGAACAACAGGAAAAAGACGCGGAAAAAGAAACAAAAGAAACTCAAGCTGAGCAACAAGATAAGGATGCTGAGAATAAAGCAAAGGAAGATGCTGCTGCAGAACAAGCGGATAAAGAAGCTGAAAACAAAACTAAGGAAGAGCAAGCGGCAGAGCAGGCTGACAAAGATGCTGAGACTAAGGAAAAAGAAGAGGTAGCTGCTGAACAGTCTGATAAGGATGCAGAAGAAACAGCTAAGGAAGCTGCTGCAGAAACCCAAGAGAAAGAAGAGGTAGCAGCTGAGGAAGCTAAGAAGGAAGCCGATGCTGAAACTGAATCTAAGGACGCAGAGACTGCTGAGAAGGACGCTCAGGCTGAAACCGAAGAGAAAGAAGAGGTAGCTGCTGAGACTGCAGAAAAAGATGCTCAAGCTGAAACAGAGCAGAAGGAAGAAGCAGAACAGGGTAGAAAAGAAGAAGCTGAAGAAATAGCTAAAGAAGCTGCTGAAGAAGTTCAAAAGGAAGAAGCCGAAAAGGAACAAAAAGACGCTGCTGCAGAGCAAGCTGATAAGGACGCAGAAAAAGAAGATAAAGACGCTATTGCAGAACAAGAAGAAAAAGATGCAGAAAAGGAAGATAAAGAAGTAGCTGCTGAACAGTCTGATAAAGATGCTGAGAAAGAAGCCAAGGATACTGCTGCAGAACAACAAGACAAAGATGCTGAAAAAGAAGATAAAGATGTTGCTGCAGAACAGGAAGATAAAGATGTTGCTGCAGAACAGGAAGATAAAGAGGCTGCTGCAGAAGAGCAACGTAAAGAAGAGGCTGCTGCTGAGACTGCAGACAAGGACGCCGAAAATAAAACTAAGGAAGAAACAGCTGCAGAACAGGAAGATAAAGACGCCGAAGAAACAGCTAAGGACGCTGCTGCAGAAACTAAAGAGAAAGAAGAAATAGCTGCCGAAGAAGCTCAGAAGGACGCTGAGGCTGAAACAGCAGAGAAAGAAGCTGAGGACGAAGCCAAGGACGCTGAAGAGGCTAAAAAGGAAGCTGACGCTGAAACTCAAGAAAAGGAAGAGGCTGCTGCAGAAAGATCAGAAAAGGAAGCTGCTGCAGAGACCCAAGAAAAAGAAGAAGCGGAGCAGGTACGTAAGGAAGAAGCTGAGCAAACTCGTAAAGAAGAAGTAGCTGCTGAAGAAGCTGTTAAGGAACAAGCTGCCGAAGAGCAAGCTAAGGAACAACAGGCAGCAGAAGAGGCCGCTAAGGAACAACAGGCGGCTGAGGAAGCGACTAAGGACGAAAATGCTCAGAAAGACACTAGTGCTGAAACCGAAGCTAAGGATGCTGAACAGGCCAACAAGGACGCTGCTGACGAACAGCTAGAGAAGGATCTACAGTCTTCTGAAGAAGTAAGGAAGGACGCTGAAGAGCAGGCCAAAGACACTACTGGAACTGGAGACGGCGACGGTGACGGAACTGGTGAAGGAACTGGTGTAGGAGACGGTACTGGAACTGGAGGTGGTTCAGGTGCTGGAACAGGGACTGGTACTGGTGATGGTTCAGGACCTGGTGTTGGTAGTGGAATAGGCATGATGGCAGCTGCGGCAGCACCTAAGAAGACTGACTTTACTCCTTTCATGTCAGGCATTAATTACGAGTTGCCTACACTAGAAGAAATAGGTCAAGCACCTCAAGTTGACTACGTAGCGTCTTTACAGGACACATTAGGACCAACCGGAATAACAAGCAGTTTGTTTAAGGAATATATCGGATGACATACTTGAACCTTATGAATAACGTGCTACGTAGGCTGCGTGAAGAAGAAACTACGTCGGTTACTAGCACTACTTACAACAAGATGGTTGGTGACTTTATTAACGACGCTAAGAAGTTAGTAGAGGAGTCTAACGACTGGTCAGCCTTAAGAAGCACTATTACTGTTTCTACTACAGCCGACGACAATACTTATTCCTTGACGGACTGCGGTGACAACGTAAAGGTTATGTGTGTTCTTAACGACACTAGTAATGTCTTTATGGAGTACCAAAGTAAGGACTGGTTTAACGAGCAACTGTACATTAATAATGCTGCTACAGGCGCACCTATGTACTACACGTACAACGGCCTTGACGCTAGTGGTGACACGCAAGTGCTCGTAGGCCCGACTCCTGACGGTGTCTACAGCTTGCGGTTTGACGTGATTAAACGACAAGGTGACTTGAGTGCTAATACTGACACGTTGCTAATACCTTCGCAACCTGTAGTACACCTAGCTGTTGCTTTGTTGGCTCGTGAACGTGGAGAAACAGGAGGAACTTCTACTGCTGAGTACTTTGGTATTGCTGATAGATATTTGTCTGACGCTATCGCAATAGACGCAGCTAAGCATCCAGAAGAGATGTACTTTAGGACTATCTGATATGGCTCAAGAACTAAAGAGTATTAATCTTGTAGCGCCAGCGTTCAAAGGTATTAACACCGAAGATTCACCGTTGGCGCAGGACCCGTCGTTTGCTGAAATAGCAGACAACGCTGTGATTGACAAACGTGGTCGTATTGCGGCACGTAAGGGTCATAGTGTCATTACAACTAATAAAACAGCATTAGGCTCTGGTACGATCAGGGCTGTAAAAGAGTTCGACAGAAGTACCGGTAGCAACGTAGTGCTGTCTGTAGGCAATAACAAGATATTCACAGGTACTACTACGCTCACTGACGCTACGCCTGGCAGTTACACGGTGACAGCAGACAACTGGAAGATTGTTAACTTTAACGACAAAGCCTACTTGTTTCAAGCTTCTCACGAACCTTTAGTGTACGACGGTTCGTCAGTGGTACGTCTAGACTCAGTAGCTGGTGCTGCCGGTGTTGTGCTAGGTAACGAAGTACTGTCAGCTTACGGTCGTCTCTGGGTAACAGGAGTTGGTGGTAGTCCTTCTATTGTTTACTGGTCTGACCTTTTGATAGGCCATGACTTCTCAGGCGGTACTAGTGGCTCCATTGACGTGTCTAAAGTTTGGCCTGACGGTTACGACGAGATTGTTGCACTGGCTGCACATAACGGCTTCCTAATTATCTTTGGTAAGCACAGCATCATTGTGTACCAAGGAGCAGAAGCACCAGCAACTATGGTTCTTCAGGACACTGTAGCTGGTATCGGTTGCGTAGACAGGGACACTGTTCAGTACACTGGTACGGACGTACTGTTCCTGTCACACACTGGTTTAAAGAGCTTTGGACGTACAATACAACAAAAGTCCATGCCTGTTAGTAGTTTGTCAGCAAACATTAGTAAGGACATTATTAACGCCTTGCAGACAGAAAACACGTTCTTTAGGTCTGCTTATAGTCCTGAAGAAGGTTTTTACCTACTAACTTTTGTAGGTCAGGACAACACTTACTGCTTTGACGTTAGAGGAACAACAGAGAATGGTTCCTACCGTGTTACTCGTTGGCCTTCTACCGGCTTTAGTTGCTACACACGTTTAGACAACGGTGACTTTTACATAGGCACGTCTGAAGGCATTAGTGAGTACACCGGTTACCAAGACAACGGTTTAGGCTATCGCTTTAAGTACTACAGCCCAAGCTTAACATTTGGCGATAGTTCTAGAGTTAAGATTCTTAAGAAGCTTAAGCCTACGTTAGTGGGCGCTAACAACGCAACAGTATTTATGAAGTGGGCGTATGACTTCAAAGGTACGTACGCAACAGCAGAGTTTACGGTAGGAGACCAAGTCACTGGTTTCTTCGGCGAAAGCGAGTACACAACTGTGGAGTTCACAGGTGGCGCTTTGACCAACCAAAGAAGTTTAAACGCAACAGGCTACGGAACTAGTATTGTTGTAGGTTTAGAAGCAGAGATTGACGGTTCACAACTGTCACTACAGGAGATCAATGTAATGGCTTTAATGGGTAAATTACTATGAGCGACACATTAAGACAACTATTGGGTTTAGGTGCCATAGGCGCTGGTGGTTTACTTACAGGTAAAGCTTATCAACGTCTTGGTGAAATAGGTGAACAAGCAAGAAGGGAAGCAGGCGACATTGCTACTACTGGTGTAGAGCAAACACGTTTCCAGCCTTTCACAGTAACGACAGGAACAGGAGGAGCATTAACTACTACTCCTCAAGGTGGTCTTACTGTAGGCATGTCTCCAGAAGAGCAGGCGTTCCAACAACAGATGTTCGGAGGTGCAGGTCAGTTTTATCAACAGGCTATGCAACCTACGCAGGCACGTGAGCAGGCTGTCTTTGAGCGCATAAGGGAAGCACAGCGTCCTGAAGAGCAACGACAGCGTCTTGCTACTGAAGAGCGTTTAGCGGCACAAGGACGCTTAGGTTTGCGTACAGCGCAATTCGGAGGTGCACCTGAGCAGTTTGCTTTGGCTAAAGCTCAGGAAGAAGCACGTAACCAGGCGATGCTAAGTGCAATGCAACAGGCGCAAGCTGAGCAGATGCAACAGGCACAATTGGGTGGTCAGTTCATGGGCGCTAGTTACACACCTCAAGCGCAAGCATTGAACGTCCTGCAAGCAGGTCTACCAGCTGCACAAATGGCGCAACGTGGTCAGCTACAAGGTGCTGGTTTGTTTGGTGAAGCACAAATGGGTGGACTTGAGGCACTGCTTGGTTCAGGTCTTGGACAAGCTAACCTCTATGGTCAACTAGGTACTGGTCTCCTGTCAGGACTGTTGACACCACAGCAAGTCGGTATGGGTGACGGTATCACTAAAATTGTTAACCCATTGTTTGATCTACTAGGCATAGGAGGCTAAGATGGCTAGGTTTTCACAAGGACTACTACAGGGTCTTATGCAGCCTGCATTTGGTCAGAACCTGTATCAAGTAGGTAGAGCAGCGGCAGCTGGTCCTTCTATGACTAGAGCGTCACAGCGGATGCAAGAGGAGCGTGAGCAAACTCAGCGTGGCGTTACTGGTGGCTTATTTGGTTTAGAACAGGCAGCAGCAGAAGGTCGTGACTATCAAGACGCTATTGGTTCTCTTGTTGGTTTAGGTGCTACACCTGAGCAGATAACGGCTGCACAAGAGCGTGGTAGAGCTACTAAAAAGAGAACTGAAGAAGAAGGACTAAAAGGTAAAAAAGAAGAAGGTGTTGAGGCTCTTACTGCTTTGGCTTCAATTTCTGATTTTAATATAGATGAAAACCCTAAAGACAGAAGGTCATTTTTACGTGAAGCTTCTTTTTACAAAATAAGTCCTCAAGAAGCTAGAGATATTTATGAAGCTATTAGACCTACTGTTAAAAAAGGAACTCCAGCTAAACCCACAATTAGGTCTTTATATGATCCCGAAAAGGAAATGAATATAGACTACGCTATTTCTAGAAACGACGAAGGAAATATTGTTAAAACACCAATAGGCCCAACTAAATTAGACGACGAAGACGGAGAAGCTAACGAAGCTGATTTAGGTTTAGACACTAAATGGGGTTCTGCTTTACTTGGTGAATCTAGAGATAAAGGAAGGCAAGCAACGATAGATGCTTCAACATATGACGAATTGGCTGATGAAGCAGTAAAAAGGAGTGCTTTAGAAAGAGGTGCTGTTGGTCGTACACTATCTAACATTGAAGAAACTTTTGGTGTTGCAGGACAAGCTACAATACACAGAAGAAGAATTAATGAAATACGTATGTCAGGTGCTTTAGAACTTTTGCCTGCTGGACCTGCTTCGGATAGAGACGTACAGCTTGCTTTAGACGCTAGTATTGATCCTAATAATCTTGCAAACGAAGATGCAGAATCATACTTACGTGGTATGGCTAAAATTGCTAGAGCAGAAGCTGAGTATTTTAATAGGAAAAGTGATTTTATCCAAGAAACAGGAGACCCTAACGCAAGAGGTTATGATTTTTGGGTTAAAAAAGAAGCTTTAACAAGAGACTTGAAAGAATTAGAAGCTACGGCTCCAGCAACAATGCAAAACTTTAATCAAAAAATTGCTCAAGCAAATGCTTTACAAGACCCACAACAAAGACAAGCGGCTTTAGCAGCACTAGAGCAAACTTTTCCTGAAATTGTAGGGATTATGAATGATTTAGCAATAGCTGAAAATCAATGGGAAGACTTTTCCAAAGGAAAAAACCTTAAAGGATTTTACTAATGCAAAACGATGACCTTCAAAGATTAGCTGGGATGGCAGCGAGAACTACTGTTGCTCCTACAACAACCACTACTCCTGCTCCTTCTGGTTTTAGTCCTCAAGATTTGGCAGACTTACGTAAACAGATGGACGAGGAAATGGAAGCTTCGTCAAAGTCAAGGGAAGATCTTGAGGTAGAAGAAACTGCCTGGACTTCTGAAGACTCTTTAGCAGCATCACAGAGATTTTTTTCTAGTGCGGCTTTAGGCTGGGGAGACGAAATGGGTCTTTGGATCTCTGCTGCGATTAACGCCAATATTACTTACCCTTACTATGATTTAGAAACAACCACTAAAGAACAGTATCTACAGCTTAAGGAAGAGTACGACGCTAAGCAACGAGAGTTTGCAGAAAGACAACAAGGTGCTGCACTAGCTGCTGATATTGCAGGCGGTGTTGTTTCTCCTGCTATGGCTTTGAAAGCAGGCACTACTTTAGGAAGGCTTGGTTTGGCCTCTGGTGAAGGTGCTGTGTACGGTGCTGGTGCTGCTGAACAAGGCCAAAGGCTTGAAGGTGCGGCTACAGGTGCAGCAGGAGGCGCTGCCGGTTTTGGTATCGTAAAAGGCGTAACAGCAGGAGTTGGAAAAGGTTTTGATGTAGTTAGTCGAAGAAGAGTTGAAGGAGATTTAGTAGATATTGACGGTGACTTTGTGCCTTTGACTTTAGCCGCTAGTAATCCTAAAGGTTCTGAAGGACTTATTCATACTTTTTATAGGGACGTTGTTGCTCCTTCTTTTGGAGCAAAGGGTGTAATTAAAGAACAAGAAGAAAAGATTATTAATAAAGCTGAAGACTATCTAGAGTCTCAGAAGGTTTTTTCTAAAAAGCTTGACGAAGGTATTAAAACAAAGCAACAGCAAAGCAACGAAGCGATGAAAGACGCTGTAAATGCTTTAAAAGAAGAAAGCAAAGCTTTAACAGAGATTAAAAAAAGAGAGACTGCTGACATTGTTGTTCCTTTACAAGAAAAGTTTAAAGCTTTGAAATCAGGTAAAGCCGAAGAAATAGTAAACAGAGCAACTACTGAGACTAGAAAACTATTAGACGCTCGTCGGTTTGATTTTAGAAATGAAGTTTTTCTTCGTTCTTTTCCAGAAGGCGCTACACAAAGAGACATCCAAAGAGTAATGGAAAAACCTGAAATAGGACAAAGAGCTAAAGCACTTGATGACCTTTGGAAAGTCAAAGGTTACTCCATGATTAACAACAAAAAATTTAGGTTTAAGGCAGGAGAACTGCAAAAAAATCTAGAGCAGGCTTTAGTAAAAGACCCTTACTTTGTTGTAAACACAGTAGACGTTCCTTCAGTCATGAAGGTATTTGAAAATGCAATCGAAACTACCAACTTTTTTAGAGACAAGAGTGGGCGTGTTGACGGTTCTCTAGTTTCGTCTTTACGTTCTAAAGTTGGTACCTTGGCGAATAACGCTGCTGACCCTCAAAATAAAAGAGCGTTATACACGCTTCAGGACGAAATTGACAAAATTATGAAGGCGCAGCTAACAGGTGCTGACAGAATAAAATTAGACAAAGAAGCCGGTAAGTGGAAAACAACTGTTGTTCTACGTGAATCTATTGAAGGTACTCAAGTAGATCCTAAGAAACGAGGTGTCTTTAATGAATCTGACTGGATTAAAGAGGTAAGTAAAAACAATCGTTGGGATTCTAGATATGGCACTGGTCCACTTAATAAAACAGCAAGAATCTTAGAGGCTAACTTAGGTCAAGCAGAGAAAAGCATTGCTAAGCGTGCTGCTAATTTAGGAAAAACAAAAGCCCGTTTAATTGAAAAAGAAATGCGATCTCATAAAGATAAACTTACTTCTAGTTTGAACAAGATAGATAACAACCTTAGTGCTAAGAAAGCAGCGGTTTCTAGGAAACCTGAACTAGCTCTTGAAATTAGTAGTGACATTAACAGGAAAGGCCAAATAGAAGCTGAGTTAAAAATACTTAACAAAGAACTAGAACAGCTTAAGCAGTTGCGGTCTCCTCAAAATCCTTCATGGTTCCATACACTAGCGGCTACTGGTATTTTAGCGGCGGGAGGAATTTCTGGAGGCTTATCAGGCGCTGCCGTAACTGCAGCAGGTGCTTTTGGTTTAGGAAGAACTTTAGCAACTCCTAAAGCACAACGAGTTATCGCTGGTCAGGCCCCTACACAACAAAATATACAAAGTATGCTTCAGTCTGACAGAACAGGCAGAACTGCTGAATTACTACAAAGAGCAGGCGGTGTTACTGGTGCTAGAACAGGAATGTTAACGGAGTAATAAAAAAGGGGGCCTAAGCCCCCATAAGTTTACAACTCACAGTTATTACCAGTGCAGGCTAACTGTTGAGACCCTTCCGTCATGTCTGAGTTTTCTGAGATTGTCCAGTCGATGGTCTCAGGAAACTCTTTCTTCAGCTTCTCATAGGTCTCTAAGTCTATGGGTTCATAAGGCGCTTGTTGATACGTATGTTCGGAATAAGGGAGGAAACTAACTCCACTTATCTTGTCGAACTTGTTGTACAACCACTGACCCACTTCCAAGAACTCTTCGTCACGGTAGTAACAGGTCATAGACGGCTTATGCTCACACCAGAAATCCTGGTAAATTTCCCATAGCTCAAGTTGTTCCATTGCTCCCATCTCAGAGGCCACTACAGCGCCTTCAGGAGATTGTATTGGGAAGGAGAATACCTTAGTACTAGGCGACATTACGTCTTCCTCTACAGGCACTCCTGCCGCTTCTAAGACTTGACAGAGTGGGTCTCTTGCGTCCGCTCTAACTCGTCTAATGTATTGATCTGAGTATCTAGGATGGATACCAGATGCAGAATCAACCAGCTGGCTAACAGTACCGGAAGGTTTAACAGCAGTAATGGCAGTGCTGATATTAATACCAAGCTTAGTAGCCCATTCCTTATTAGTGTTAATCGCTTCTTCCTTGAGTTCAGTAAGCCAAGTCTTGAGAACACCTTTGTCCCTCCTTCCTGATAGCGTTGGGTGATCCATGATGCCTGTCAAGCTGACACCAAGAAGTGCTTCTTCTTCAGTGTTCTTCTGCCACACCTTACGTAAGTAGCGGAAGTTAGTTAAGGTAGCCTGTAAAGTTCCAAGGATAGTCGCAGTACGTACTTTTCGTTTAAGGTCTGACAAACTATCGGACGCCCTGACAACAACCTCTGACAAATTACAGAATTGATTGGGTCGGAGGATGATTTCTGAGCATGGATTAGTTCCAAAGTCATAGGTAGCATCTCGTCGCTCATTTTTTGCAGCTTGCTTTTGACTTGCAATCCTAGAGAACATTCCTCGCTCTCCTGATCGTGACTCGTATAAGCTTGTCCACTCATTTAAAAATGCCTCAAAGTCCGGCTTCTCTGTATAACAGGCGCTATTGTTGGCTAGTCCTCGTTGTGGATTGTCTTGCCACCATTGTCCTGACTTACACCGTCGTAGTCTATCGTCAGTGAGGTTACTAAGACTGATAAGAGCACTTCTCCTGACCCCTCCGACGACAACGATTTGTGCAATCTTACAGCAGATATCGTGACACTCGATAGAGGAAAGCTTACGTCCAGCAGCCTCCCTAAAGATTTCGGTGGTAAATTTAAAGAGGTCAACAAGAGGATCCGCACCAGACGCTCTACCTCCAAAGGTTTTAAGGGTTGACCCTGCAGGTCGTACTCCAGATACGTCCCACTTTGGAAGCTGACCCGAATAGAGCAAGCTAACAAGTTCTCTGTAGGCTTTAGCCCATCCAATTTTGCTGTCAGCGACGTGTATAACGGTATCTGTGTCATGAAAGTCCTCCGCAACTTCAGGTAGTTTAGATACGTACTGGCGTTCAACACTGAAGCCTACGCCAGTGCCACACATAAGTACGTACATCATTTCGTCAAACGCTTTAGGATGATCTATAGGCAAGTAAGAGCAGTTAAAACCAGCTACATTGTCACGGTCTAGTGCCTCTCCTGCAGTCATTAAGGCTCGCATGGAGGGCATTACGTTCATGTCATGGATGTCTGCAAAGATACCATTAGCGTCCTCAAGAGTAAGCTTACCTTTTTCTATCCAGAAGTTGAGGTAACGGTCGATAGTTTCTTCCCAGGTTTCACGCCGTTGCTCTTCAGGCAAGTACCTTGCGTACCTGCTTTTGTGTATGTACTGTTGGTATGCGTCCATTAATTTATTTCCTTTATCAGTCGTTCAATGTACCACCGACACTTGCGTAAGTCTTCGATGGGTTTTCCTTTGTAGTCATAGCGCCAGAGGTACTTCAATGCGTTACCTTTTAGGTAGCCTTTAAACTCGTGTTCAGGCATGGACGCCTTGATTGCTTCTATTGCTTCGACAGCACCTTTGTTGTAGTGGTCAGGTTGTTCTACAGGGTCTACCTTCTTAGGTTTCCTTATGGACAAGTTATTTAGTGCTGTTAATGTGTCCCATTCTTCAGGACTAGCTTGGTCAATACTCATAAGCCTCTTCCTCTTTAAACTCTTCTTCAAAGAAGTCAAACCTGTTGATTAGTTTGTCTTCAAACCTGTCAAGCAACTGTTCAGAAGTAATCTCTAACGCTTCCAGTAAGTCGTCAGGATCATACAGCTTCAGTAGCTTTTCCTTCATTTCCCCCAAAGTTAGTGACATAGTCAATTAACTCCTGCAGCGTATCTAAAGTGTACCATAGTATTCCCTCTTTGTCGCACCACTGTGACATAGTCATCTTAGCGCCTTTTCTTATTTTTTTATTGGGTTGCATTAGTACAAAGACTAGTTTTTGTCCTTTGGGGAGACTGTCTCTGATACTGGTGTACTTCTTCGTGTCTCCGTCCCGAAAATATCCTTTGCATTCAACAAGAGTATTGGAAGCACTATGTACGAAATCAGGACGATAAGACCGACTAATAATGTAAGGGACCGTGAATGGTTCATAATCAAAACCCTTTAGTACTTTGCTAACATCGTCTTCAAACGTGCTTCTAAATTTGGATTTCTTGGACCTTCGGTTCATTGAACACCTCTGTTAAATAGCGTGGACCTGAAGAGTAGGCAAAGGCTCTTAAGCCAGGCCAGCAGTTCTTCTTGTAGGCGCAGTAGGAACAACCAGTGTCCAGCTTCATGTTGCCGCTCTTGCCGTCTTCCTTCGGCTTATAGCAGTGCTTTGGTGGCTCTGGCTGTTCTACCATTGTTTTAATGTGGTCTATGCGGTCACCAATGTCATAACCAATAACCTCATGGACAGGTGCTTGAGTGTCCTCGTCGTCATACATGAGGTACGTCAAGTGACCATTCTGTTTGTCCATTGCTAACCATCCGTACTGAGTTTGGCCTTCTGCTTTTGCATATCCCTTAATTTGAGAAATGTAGCCAAACGGGTCATCAAAAGCGAGATTTCCGTCTTTGAATTTTCTAAACCCAAAAGTGGACACGCTTTTAACATCAGTGACAACGCCGTCAATTTTGCAGTCCATAGAGCCACTAATACCGTTAACTTCACACTTTTTCTGTTCATCTGTCACCTCGTGACCTGCTGCTCGTGTTAAAAATAGAAGTAGTTCTTCTATAAGATGACCGTAGAGAAACTTAACGTACGTGTGTCCCTGCATGTCGTCGTCCTTCTCTACGTCATTCCAGACGCTCCAAAGGTAACGATCACGGCGTCCAATGTTGGACATGCGTAGCTTACGTGAGTCATCACGCTTGCGTGTAAATTCGTTACGCATAAGCTGCTTCACGGCTTCACCAAAGGTCTCAATGCAGTCCTCTATGTCTATGCCTTCAGCTACCTCTTTTGTTTCAACCAGGTTGTAAATGTCGTCTACTAATGTGTAGATGTTTTTCATGGTTTATCCTTAGTGGGTTTCTGCCCACGTAGTTCCGATTTGGTACTCTCCGTCCAATGGACATCTGAGATTAAAGTGTACGCCTGACGCCTTGAGGCACTCGACTGCAAGCCAACCGAACTTCTTTGCTTGTTCTCCAGCCACTTCCGATTGTACTTCATCATGTATGTTACCTATGAATTTGTAATTAAGATGCCACTGTTGTGCATAGTCGTCAAGGATAACTAAAGCCTTCTTCATAACTATAGCACCGGCAGCCTGTAGTAGTGTGTTTAGTGCAGCATGTTCAGATCGAATTCTGAGATGTCTACCATCAAGTCCTCTGAGATAACCTCGTTTAGCTGCTCTAATAGTACGCTCTCGTAAACTTTCAAGAGCAGGTGTATTTGATAAAAATCTCCGTTTAAGGTCTGCGCCGTCAGCTGCGCTTCCGCCAACGATAGTTCCGATCTTTGCATCTCCTGCTCCATAGAGGAAAGCGTAGATGAAAGTTTTCGCTTGAGGTCTTGTTTCAAGTCCTGCAGCCAGCTGATTTCTTGTATGTATGTCTTCTGTGAGGAGGACATTGGTAAACTCCTTATCGTCCATATAGTGTGCCAACATCCGTAACTCAAGGCCACTAGCGTCAAAACCTACTAATTTTTTACCTTCGGGTATAGTCCAGCAGGAGCGACACTCTTTGCCATAAGGGCTATGACCTGCAGGTACTTGAGCCATGTTAGGTGACTGGTGGGTCATGCGACCAGTAACAGCACCATTGCTAATGACTCTTCCGTGTACTCTACCGTCCTCCTTGACAGCTTCCAACCACGAGAGTACCTGCGCGTGGCGCTTCTGAAGCAACAGATATTCCAAAACTTTTGCCGCTTCAGGGACATGATCGTTTTGCTTAAGCGTCTTTTCGTCAACAACGGGCTTTCCGCTTGGCGTGAGTTCCGACCATACTGCACCTTTTGTTTCAAGTCTCTCTGCCACTTGTTGCCGTGAACCGACATTGAAAACCGTAACCTTATCTTTAAGGCGCTTCTTGGTCTTTTCAGAATACCTCTCTTCGACAATGGGTGGAAACATCTCTTGTAGTTCATACTGTATGTCATTCATGCCTTCCTTAAAGGTTGCACATAAGTCATTGGCTAGCTCTTGGTTCAAAAGCCAACCGTTGTTCTCCTGCTGCTGCACGATCCATTGAACCTTATGCTCTAACTCAATACAGTCCTTATTTTCCCAGTTCTGCATACTCTGTAGGAGCTTTTGGTGCACTGCTTCAGTGACTGTTACGTCCTGTATACAGTAATCAATCATCTCCTGTGAAAGACAAGAAAAGTCAGAATGGTCACCTTTGGGAAAGCCCAACTCATTCCCCCAATTCCTCAAAGAGTGACCACCTGACTTGCTAGGGTCAAAAAGACGTGAAATTACCAAAGTATCGACTATACGCTCAGAGGCTATAGAAACGCTCCAGAGACGTTTTAGGACAGGTATGTCGTACCCTATCAGGTTGTGTCCAACGACGCTCACAGAGCCTTCTAGAGCCTTACAGAGGCTGTCTGGAGTGGTATGTACGGTACTAACACCATTTTCCCTGGTTACGACACACCAGATGGTCGTTGGTTCTAAACCGTCAGCTTCAAGATCCAAATAAATCATACTGCAGTTCTTCAGGCTCCACGTAGTCAGTTTCTAAGTAGTCCTTTTCTTCCGTTGTCTTTTTTCTGTGACAGTTGGAGCAAAGGACGATACAGTTTTCTAGTTCTCTGTGTATTCTTTCCCATGAATAATGATGTCCTTTTGACATCTTAAAGTTTTTCTTTGTTCTGTCAACATGGTCAAGTTCCAACGCTTCAGGTATTTCATTGTAACCACACTCTTGACAACCTCTGCTAACTTTAAAATCCCTAATGTGCTTTTTCTTAATTAATTCATCTATTCTTCTTCTTTTCCGCATTAGAAATCCTCGCCAACATTAGGATTTGCGACTTCCTGTAACCTCCCTGTTTGTTTTTCGTACTGCAGCCAACAAGCGGGTCCAGTTTCACCTGTATACCTATTTTTGAGGACACGAACAGTAGTAGTATTTCTTACGTCTTCGTTTTCATTCTGCTGGTCACGTTCCATACCAATGACAATGTCGGACAACTGAGCGATAGCTTGTGAACCACGTAGTTCACCTAAGCTGATCTGCGCTCCGTCCTCGTGTGCCTTACCTTGTGACCTGCGTAAGTGTGACACGAGGAACAAGCAGATGCCTGTTTCAGCCACGAGTGTACGGAGACGTGTCATGATCTCGTCAATGGCTTTTCTCTCGTCTCCTGACTCTTGGGAACTGACGACGATGGACAAGTGATCCAGTACGACGTACCGGCAGTCAAGTGCTTTTGCCATGTAGCGAACACGGGCGAGCAAGTTATCTGCTGAAGTTGACCCCCAATGGTCAAATAAGTAGTAACGTCCTGTTCCCAATGTGGCTTCCCAGAATGGCCGAAGCTCGTCCACTGGCGTGTCCTCTTCCAAGTGTAAGGGCCTATTTGCTGCCACCGACATGATGCCAAGACTTGTTCGGGCCAAATCTTCCTCAAGCGCCAAGACTCCAATATTGCCTTCGCATCGGCGTAGTAAATCATATTCGATTTCTCTGATAAATTGGGACTTTCCCATACCACTGCCGCTTGTGATCGTGACCAACTCATAGGGCCTATGTCCTCTTGTTATCTCATTCAGGCCGTTCCAAGGATAAGGTATGGACTTCACCTGGCGCTTTTGTACCAGTGTGTCCCATGTGTCAGTCCCTGCTACAATGCCGTCAGGACGATAAACCTTTGCATTCCACCATGCTTGCGTAAAGTCCTTAACACGGTTCGCCATGAGCATGTCACTGGCGTCCTTGAGTGGTAACTTTACTATTTTTAACTTGTTAGGACTGAAGAGGTCCTTAACTTGTTCCAGAGCAGCGTCACCGGCTTTGTCGTTGTCAAAACAGAGAACCACTTGGTCATAGGACTCAAGCCACTCTAACTGTTCCTTGATCTCTTTGGCTGCAGAGGACGCACCAGCACGTAGTGACACCACGTCGTACTGCTTGTTGAACATTTCGTACACTGCTAAAGCGTCCAGTTCACCTTCAGTAATGGTTATGAACTTGTTAGTGGTGCACTGTTGTTGTCCGAAGAACCCTGCTGTCTTTGGGTCTCCATTGCTGAAGAAGTTCTTAGTCTTTACTTCCCTGATCTTAGCTGCACACACTTCACCAGTGTTAACGTCATAAAAAGGGTAGTAGTGCTTTTCGATTTCACCTGTAGAACCGTACTCAACGGTTACGCCAAAGCGCATACAGGTTTCTTTGGATATTCGTCTGTTGGGTATTGCTGCCACTGTACCAAACATTTGTAGTGGCTTAGCTTTGGCTATCGGTATCACTTCGGACATAGTACTGTCACCGTGTGTATGGTAGTCACAAACGGAACTAAAGCAATGCGTAGAACCGTCGTCGTAAATAGCAAGGGCGTCCGAAGAATTGCACTTGGGACACCCTTCATGTCTCACAAAGTTAGCCATGTTTAAAAGTCTGCAGCTTCTCCTAGTTCAAGTTCTGCTTCCTCTAAAACTTTTACTGCTTCCAGGTAAGTTGACACACCATGAACAGGATGTGGTTGACCTAGCTTGTACTTGAGACGTACCTTTGAGTTGTAAGGTACTTCACCACCGTAAGGATTACCTTCAGCGTCAAAAGTCTTAACGTCATAACGACTTTTAAACTTACGTTGCTTAGCGCCTTGGTAGTCCTTGATCTTAACACCTTGAGCAGCTAACTCACTGGCGTCGTCTTCAGTCATCGTAATGGTCATAGAGAATTGACCGGTATCCTGACCGTTGAAAATGTCATGTTGAGTTAGGTTGCTAAAGTTGCAAATGCCTTCTATTACTGCCATTGGAATAATCTCCGTTTACTTGGGTTGCAACTAGATCATGTCTAGTCATGCTAATATTATACCACATCACTGCGTGTGCAATCAAATCATATTTACATATTCGTCGTTAATGATTGTCTGCACATGGATGTAACCTTCAGGCCAATACGTGTAGGACTCCTTAAGTGCCTTTGCTGTTCGATGTACCGCAGCTTCAAAGTGTTCAAACATTCCTAGCTCCTCTTTGTAGTACCAAAAGGGTATGCGTAGGACTGGCTCAGCTGGTCCGTTGTATTCGTAGTACACAATTATCTCTGCGTCGTTACCTACAGGACCGTCATTACCAAACATTTTTGCCTGTTTGTTATCTGGTTGTTTCACGTTAGTCGTCCTCTGGTGTTGGGAATGGATCACTGGCTTTCTCCAGGAACAGTTCAAAGTCAGACCTACTGATCTTTACACTGTCGCTAGGAGCCTCTCTAGTGTCCATCTCAAGCTTAAAAACAAAAGGTATACCACCATAAGGGTCACACCTCATAATCTCGTTAGCGACCTCTCTGGCCTCACTGAAGCCTAGTCGGTAAATGGAGTAGTCACCACCGGTTATTTCGTACACACTAAACTCGTCTCTAATCATACTTAAGTTGTCTCCTGTTGTACTACAGAAGTACTACAGGAGTACTTATGTAGTTTACTACTATGTTTTACTACTTTAGTTTAACTACTTAGGTAATACCTTAGTACTACTTTAGTAGAGGGTATCAGAATCATCGTCATTTGTCAAGAATAAATCTTCAGTAATAGTACCAATGCTGTCAACATTAGTATCTATGGATGAAAACAAACAGTTGTTGCATAGGTCTAGAAACTCTCCGTGGTTGTCTTTTTTTAACATTTCTTTTTCTTCTAAGATTCTATCGCATGCTTTACATCTCATATGTTTTTCCAGTTGTCCCCATAAATATCTAGCATATTACGTTCAAGATCAGCTTTGGACATCTTTTGTAAGTCCCCTTTGACCTTAAGGCGAAACATTTCTATTTCGTACTCCTCAATCATAGCCATCATGTAGTCCATCTCAGCAGCACTGAAGTAGTCCGTTGGGTCAGGTGGTATCATTTGTTCAACCATTACTTGTTGCCTCTTGTTAAGTACTTAAGGTGATTTATAGCGTCTGCCAGTTGTTGCATTCGCTCTAGTTTTTGCCGGTGTTGCTCGTTTAGATCTTCCACTGTCAGCTCTAGTTTAGCCATAGCAGCATTCATACGGCTGTAGTCAGGTTCAGCGTTAGGTTCGTACTCAGGTTCTACATAGTGTCTATAGATGCCTTTGCCTTCTAACCTGTCATAATAGTCGTCATGCCAAACGTCCGCTGTTTCTCTTGTCATCTTTAGTTCTCCTTTGCTCCTACGTACTTCTTGAGCCTATCACATTGTTTAAGCTTTTTCAATGCCTGGTATTCAGTTTGTTGAACTTCAGCACGTGTAATATTTAACACTTTTGCAACTTCCTCTTGAGTCATAAAGTAGTCGCCTACGTGGCTCCGTTTCTTCATAGGTTAATCTCCCGCTGCATAATTGCTCTGCCTATCATTTCAGGAATAGGAGGCACTACTGCATTACCTAAGCATTTAAGTCGGTGTGTCCTGTCGGGAACCCCATTAGCCACTCGACCCACGTTGGGTTCAGTTTTCCAGATGTCGGGTGCACCACTTGTGAGAGCATAAGTTGTTTTCCCTTCTTTACTCTCCTTTGCAAACAAGGATTGCTTAAGTTGCCCCTGTCTCGATTGTCGGATGCTTGAGGAGTCGGCCACATTCTGTGCGGTTTCTCTGATATGCTGTCCTGTACTGCTGCACCTAGATTCCAACCGTGTTTCCCGTTGATGTGACTGGGCGCTACTCCTTCGCCGCCTGTCATCGCTGTTGCAGTAGGCCACAATCCAGACCCTGTCTCTTTTGTGGTGGGCACCAAGCGCGGAAGCTGGTATACAGTGCCACTCAACATCATACCCGATGGCGGAAATTTCCCAGAGTACCTGTCGGAACCAGTCTCCATTATTGCCGTTGAGTAAGTTTCTGACGTTTTCAAATATGGCATATCTTGGGCGAATGTCCCTAAGCAAACGAGCGCATTCAGACCAGAGTCCAGATCGTTCTCCTTTAAGTCCTTCTTGTCTCCCTGCGACACTGATGTCTTGACAGGGAAATCCTCCTGTAATGATGTCAACTTCAATTCCATCTGTTCTGAGTTGTTCTGCTGTGATTTCTTTAACGTCGTCATAAATTGGTACTCCTGGCCAATTCTTGTTTAAAACCTTCTGTGCGAACGGATCAATTTCACAGAAAGCTACTGTTTCAAATCCTGCTTTTTCTAAACCTAGAGTAAAGCCGCCAATGCCTGCAAATAAGTCTAAAACTTTCACTTCCTGGTTGCTCCCTTTGGTTTAGTTGTGAATCTCTCATAGAGTGAGCACATAGCCCACCAAAAGCCCACACCTATTATTAGTAGTGCTATGTCCCAACATGGCTGCCATTGTTCAAACATCGTCCAAAACTCCTATAGCCTGTGCAAACTCTCTACGTGTGTTGAAGTCCTCTAAGGCGTCACCAACGTCGCTATAAATCAACATATTACCCACGTAGTCACCGTCTTGTCTCCACACTATGTGTGCACTGTTTATGTCTGAGTAGCCGCAGTAAACCTTTGTTTTGCCGTTGTTCATGTCAAAGCTTGTAAAGTAGTCGACTGATGATTTCATTGTACTAGTTCCTCTATGTCTGACTGTGGCACCTCGTAAGCTTCAGCACCTTGTAACCATTGGTTGATGTGTTTGGTTGTAGTTGGACTAAACTTCTTTTGTGTACGTATGTACCCTCTGTTTGGTAGCCATGCTGCTACCGGTGTTTCGTAACTAAATAGAATGTCCATTGGTCCAGTGTGTAGATCGTAGGTGACCTGTGTTGTGTTGCTTCCTAGTTGCTTGAGTTTCATGCTGTAACTACTCCAGTGTAAAAGTCTGATTTTCTGTTGACGTACCACAACGCCTCTTCTTCATTGTTGAATATGTACATGTCTAACACTGGTGACATATGGTGACCATGTTTGTGATACTCGTAAAGCTTGCCGTTGTCTAACACTAGTTTGACTCTTGCTGTGTGTCCGTTATAACCGTCTGGTCTGTTTGCATAGCATACGATCATTGTGTTGTCTCCTTAGCTGTACTGCAGCTGTTCTTGATAGTGTTCATCGATTAAGTCCAGGATTGTGTCTGCTTCCCATGTTGCGCCGTCTGGTGTTTTCTCTGGCAACTCTCGAAGTATCTCGTAGACTGCTTGAGACTTTGTGCAAGCCATGTAGACAACTAGCTCTGCCTTGTTCTTGAGTAAGTTGTAAAAGCTATGGTCATTGTTGATCCACAATGCAGTGTTCCAGTGATCGTATGATTCGTATCCGTTGTATGTTGTAGTCATGTTGTGTTGCTCCTGTTGTGGTAAAGGCCGCTTACGCAGCCTCTTCGGTTTTTGTTCCGTATGCTTCTGCTAGCATCTTACGTCGCTTGCGTTCTGCTAAAGCGATCTCTGCACAGTCGTTGCTTACATCTTCGCCGTACATACAAAGGGTTAATCTACCCAATAAAATACTTAACTCCTTATCTGAATATTTGTGTAGGTTTGTCAAAATGTCTATGCTTATGCTATTCATGATAATGATTCTCATTTAGGGTGGCTTCGGTCCCTGTCTCGCCATGTGTTTAGATTAGGTAATACTATTTTCTAAGTCCAATATTAGTTTTGAATACTGAATCACAAAGTCATTCACCTGGTAAATAACTATTGACAATGCCTGGTGTTTGGTGTACTTGCGTGCGCGTACGTAAACAAAGGTAGCAGCTAGAGGGTCCAACATAAGCTCACACACTTGTCAACACAGCACACCAACAAAAGTTATCCACAGGTTGTCCCCATGTTGCACCTCATGCAACAACCATGCCAGCTTCAAGGGCTAACATGAGTTGCAACCCGTGTCAACTGTAAAAACTACGGCTTGACTTCTTTGGTTTGCTGTTGTAAACTTGAGGCGGGGGCCCATGTTGCCGCTGTATAATTATAGTTGTAGCTACCTAGGCACAAAATAGGGCAAAATTAGAAAAAAGAAGGGTAATTACTGCTTATGTAACCTCTTGTTTACACTAGTAAAACTACTACTTTGTAAAATAACTAAAAAATAACTTGACTTTTAAGTAAACTTATGTTATACTATAGTTGTAATTAGGGATAATTTATGTTATGACCGATGTTGTTAAAAAAAGAGGTCGTGGTAGACCCCGTAAGTCAGAAGTAGCTGCTGTAAAGCCTGGAAACAAAGGTGTAGTAGGTCGACCAAAGGGTGACGCAGCGATAATCAATGAATACAAAGCACGTATGTTGGCTTCACCTAAGTCACGTAGGGTGCTAGAGACTATTTTTGATGCTGCTTTAGACAACGACCATAAGAATCAGGCTGCTGCTTGGAAACTAGTGATGGATCGTATATTACCTGTAGGTGCTTTTGAAAAAGACGTAGTAAAAGACACTGGTAGAAACGCTATTCAGATCAACATTAGTGGCGTAGGCGCTGCTGAAGTCTCAACACCTGACGATATTATTGAAGGAGAAGTAGAAGATGTCTCTTAAGTACTTCACTAGAGAAGAATTTGACTGTCAGGTTACTGGTACAAACAACATGGAACGAGAGTTCCTAGAAAAGTTAGACGAGTTACGTGAGGCATGTGGTTTTCCTTTTGAAGTCACGAGTGGCTATAGGCATCCAACTAAGCATCCTATAGAGGCTAAAAAAGATGTACCTGGTACTCACGCACAAGGCATCGCGGCAGACATAAAAATAACTAATGCCGCTGATCGCCTTACTATTGTAACCAAAGCCATTGAACTTAAGTTTACTGGCATTGGTATTGACAAGGGTTTTGTACATGTGGACACGCGTGGTACAACACCTGTTATGTGGACGTACTAATGTTATACACAAAGAATAAAAACTTAACAGACACCAGTACGCAAACAATTGTAACTATTCCTAACGGTTACGTTGCACACTGGAACATGGCATTTGTAGCTAATCTACATAACGCAACAAACAGTATTACGTTGTTTGTAGACAAGCCTAGTCCTACTTCTGATGTATATATCTACAACGGTACTAACATATCGTCAAAAGAAAACCTACTGCTTGACGGTAACGCAGTGTTTGTTCTACAACCGGGAGACATCATTAAAGCATCGACGAGTGGTTCAGGTAACGTAGAAGTAGTAGTTACGTTTGATTTGTTAGAAGCACCAGTAGTGTTAAATAATTTTAATGGATCTTAATATTGAGTTACTGCCTTGGCAACAAGATGTCTGGGCAGACGACACAAGATTTAAAATAGTAGCTGCTGGGCGACGTACAGGGAAGTCTAGATTAGCAGCGTGGATGTTAATAGTAAACGCACTTAAGGCGGACAGAGGCCATGTATTTTACGTCGCACCTACTCAAGGACAAGCCAGAGACATTATGTGGCAAACCCTTTTGGAACTGGGAAATCCTGTTATTACTGGTAGTCACATTAATAATCTTCAAATTAAGCTGGTCAACGGAGCCACAATCAGCCTCAAAGGTGCAGACAGACCAGAGACTATGCGAGGTGTCAGCCTCAAGTTTCTAGTCATGGACGAATACGCAGACATGAAACCTGACGTATTTGAGCAAATCTTGAGACCTGCTTTGGCGGATCAGAAGGGATGTGCGATGTTTATTGGTACGCCAATGGGTCGCAACCACTTTTACGAACTTTACAAATATGCAGAGTTAGATGATGACCCTACGTACAAATCTTGGCATTTTACAAGCTATGACAATCCGTTGTTGGACCCCGACGAAATCAATATTGCTAAAAAGTCTATGTCTTCTTATGCGTTTCGTCAGGAGTTTATGGCGTCGTTTGAAGCGCGTGGGTCAGAAATGTTTAAGGAAGATTGGGTTAAGTTTAGTAAGTCTAAGCCGGAAGTAGGAGATTATTACATTGCTGTTGACTTGGCAGGGTTTGAAGAAGTCAATAAGAAACGAACAAAGAATTCTAAGCTTGACGAAACTGCCATCGCCGTCGTTAAAGTTAGTGAGCATGGTTGGTTTGTTGACAATATCATATATGGACGATGGAGTCTTGACGAAACGGCTACTAAAATCTTTCAGGCCGTCAGAGATTACCGTCCCATATCGGTTGGAATCGAAAGAGGTATTGCTAAACAAGCCGTAATGTCTCCTTTAGTGGACTTACAAAAGAAGTACGGTACGTTCTTTAGAGTAGAAGAGTTAACGCACGGTAACAAAAAGAAAACTGACAGAATTATGTGGGCGTTGCAAGGTAGATTTGAAAACGGCTACATTACGTTAAATAAAGGTGAGTGGAATGCTAGGTTTCTTGACCAGTTGTTTCAATTCCCTGATCCATTAACTCACGATGACTTGGTTGACGCTTTAGCTTACATCGACCAGTTAGCTAATGTGGCGTACGACTATACGTACGAGATTGAAGACCACGAAATCTTAGACGTAGTAGCAGGATACTAATATGAGTGAACTATACGAACAAGACCCACTGATGATCCAAGAAGCACTTGAAGACTGGGTCATGACTAAATGCGAAGACTGGAGAGACCATTACGAAAGCAACTATGAAAGTAAATTTGAAGAATATTATCGACTCTGGCGTGGTCAGTGGGACCCTTCTGACAGCGAGCGTCGGTCTGAGCGTTCCCGTATTATTTCTCCTGCACTTCAACAGGCTGTTGAGTCTAATGTAGCGGAACTAGAAGAGGCTACGTTTGGTCGTGGTAAGTGGTTTGACGTTAGTGACAACTTTGGAGATACTCAAAGACAAGACGTACAGTTCCTTCGTAATAAGCTTACGGAAGACTTTGAAAACTGCATGGTACGTAAAGCTGTTGCAGAGTGTCTAATTAACTCAGCAGTATTTGGTACAGGCATTGGTGAGATTGTTATTGAAGAAATGAAGGAAATGGTTCCTGCTACTGAGCCTATTATGGAAGGTCAGTTGCAAGCTGTAGGCGTAAACATTACTGACCGTGTGGTTGTTAAGCTTAAGCCAGTAATGCCTCAGAACTTCCTAATTGATCCTGTAGCAACTAATGTTGAAGACGCTATGGGTGTAGCTATTGACGAGTTTGTTAGCAAACACCAAGTAGAACTTCTGCAGGAACAAGGCGTGTACCGTGACGTGTACGTTGGTTCTGCTGCTCCTGATACTGACTTAGAGCCTGACCAAGACCTAACTATTTACAATGACGACAAGGTACGTTTGACTAAGTACTACGGTTTAGTGCCACGAGAGCTTCTAGATGCCGCTACAAGCGACGAAGACGAAGAACTGGTAGGTGAGGTAGAGTCAGATTCTCGTTACGTAGAGGCCGTTGTAGTGGTTGCTAACGGCGGTATACTTTTGAAGGCAGAAGCTAACCCCTACATGATGTCTGATCGTCCTGTAGTAGCTTTTCCTTGGGACGTAGTACCTGGTCGCTTTTGGGGTCGTGGAGTTTGTGAAAAAGGTTACAACAGTCAGAAAGCTTTGGACACAGAACTACGTGCTCGTATTGACGCCTTAAGCCTCACAATTCATCCTATGATGGCTATTGACGCTACTCGTTTACCACGTGGTGCAAAACCAGAAGTACGTCCTGGTAAAATGATTCTTACAAATGGTGATCCACGTGAAGTACTTCAACCCTTTAACTTTGGTCAAGTTAGTCAAATCACTTTTGCTCAAGCCGGAGCACTGCAGCAGATGGTACAGCAAGCAACAGGAGCAGTGGACTCAGCAGGAATTGCGGGTCAAGTTAATGGCGAGAGTACTGCCGCTGGCATTAGTATGTCTCTTGGCGCTATTATTAAACGTCATAAGCGTACACTAATTAACTTCCAGCAGTCCTTCTTAATTCCTTTTGTTAAAAAAGCAGCCTATCGGTACATGCAGTTTGACCCTGAGAACTACCCTGTTGCTGACTATAAGTTCAACGCTAGTTCTACTCTAGGTATTATTGCTCGTGAGTACGAAGTTACTCAGCTTGTACAACTACTACAAACTATGGGTCAGGACTCACCGTTGTACAGTACACTAATAGAATCAGTTATTGACAACATGAATCTGTCTAACCGTGAAGAACTACTTGCGGCTATGCAACAAGCTTCACAGCCTAATCCTCAAGCACAACAAATGCAGATGGAGGCTCAGCAAGCACAAATGCAGTTCCAGCAGTCACAAACAGCTGCTCTGTCTGCTCAGGCTCAAGAGTCACAAGCACGTGCTGCTAAACTCGCTGCAGAAGCTGCTGTTGTACCGCAAGAGCTTGAGATTGACAAGATTAACGCTATTACCCGTAACTTGCGTGAAGGTGACCAAGAGGACAAAGAGTTTGAACGTCGTCTTAAAGTAGCTGAAACGCTTATCAAAGAAAAAGCAATAGACCAAAAAGGACAATCTAATGCTAATAACCCAGAAAGAAATGCAAACCCTTCTAGACCAGATCAACAACAACTTCAAAGGCCAGTTCGACCGTCTGGACCGCTTGGAACGCCAAGTAGAGGAGTTGAGTAATGCCAGCAAAGAAAGACCCAAGACTAGCACGAGCGGGCGTAAGCGGGTACAACAAACCAAAGAGGACTCCTAATCATCCTAAGAAGTCTCACGTAGTTGTTGCTAAAGAAGGTGACAAAGTAAAGACTATTAGGTATGGACAGCAGGGTGTTAGCGGTGCAGGTAAAAACCCTACTACTGCTAAAGAAAAAGCAAGACGTAAGTCGTTCAAGGCAAGACATGCTAAGAACATTTCAAAAGGAAAGATGTCAGCCGCTTATTGGGCTAATAAATCTAAATGGTAAGGAGATAGCTATGCCACAAGGAAAAGGAACATACGGAAGTAAAGTAGGACGGCCACCTAAAAAGCGTACTACAACAGCTAATAGATCACCAAGTCGGACACCACCACGCACACCTAGTCCGCCTAGGCCGCCTTCTAATCCACCAAGACCTTCACCACTTACGCCTGCAGAACGGCGTGAAAGAGCTAATCGTGCTAGACGAGGTACACAAAGCACTACAAGGCGTGGATCAAGGACGCGTCGCCCATAATGGCAAAAGCAAAAAGTAAAAAAGCTAACGACGCTTGTGCAAAAAAGGTCAAGTCCAGATACAAGGTCTGGCCTTCTGCGTACGCTTCTGGTGCTGTAGCCAAATGCCGTAAGGTAGGTGCTAAAAACTGGGGTAACAAAAGTGGCCGTAAAAAAAAGTAAAGAGGGTGCAGCCCTTAAGAAATGGTTTAAAGAAGACTGGGTGGACGTTAAAACGGGTAAGCCTTGTGGTCGTAAGTCAGCTACCAAGAGTAAACGTCCTTACCCTTCTTGTAGGCCTAAAGCAGTTGCAGCTAAAATGACCAAAAGTGAAAAGGCTTCTTCTGCACAGCGTAAGACAGGACCAGCTAAAATTAAACATGCAGTTACTGCTTCAGGGAGACGTAGAAAAAAGTGAGTTACGAAACTAAAGTAAAGCAAGCTTTAGATATATGTTTAAACAAAAACTACTTTAAAGGAAACGATAAAGAAACAGCCATAGTAATGTACTCAGGTGGTATGGACAGTGTGTCATTACTATGGAATCTTTTGGAACATACAGAACAAGACATACACGTACACTCAATACATATTGACAACTCTGAAGGCCGTGTTAAAGCAGAAGCAAAAGCTATAGAAAACACGATCAACTACATGAGAAAGAACCAAAGACCCTTTGAGTTTTCTTCCTCAGTGTACTCTTGGAAAGCTAAGTATCCAGGCGGTAAGGATATGGTGCTTGCACTATTCCAAGCTATGAGGACTGCTTCTGGTTTAGGCAAAGCTTTTAACATTGTTTATACAGGCGACTACAACATAGGCAGAGACGAAGGTGCTGAAGCACAAGGTGTGTTAAATGCACTATGCACTACACGTCGTGTTAAGCCTATTTGGTTAGCACCTTTTGAACACATGACGTACAACTCTGTAGAACGTAGCAAAGGTATTTACTTGAGTATGCCAGAAGAGCTACGTGAGACGTACTGGTCCTGTAGACATCCTACTGATGCTTTAGGTAATTTTATTGTGTGTGGTGACTGCCATGCTTGTGAACGACAAAAAGCAATGCAAGAAAGTATAAAAAAAGACTTGACAAACGACTAAAAATATGCTATACTATAACTATAGTTAAACATTAGAGGAAACTATGACTCCCGAGCTTGAAACTTATTTTAATAATTATAACGAACTCTTCAACCACGAAGGTTTCAAACAACTCGTACAAGAACTCTCTACTAATGCTACTCAGCTTGCTGATATTCAAACAGTAAAAGATATAGAAGATCTACATTATCGTAAAGGACAAGTAGCTGCCTTCGCAACTATTATTAATTTACAAAACACTATTACTGCTGCTAGAGAACAAGCTGAAGCAGAAGAAGAAGAACCTTTAGATGTTTAAGGTTTATGACTTCCGTTGCACTAACGGACATGTCTTTGAAGAATTCGTAGAGCCTAACGTCACAACTAGTAGGTGTGGTTGCGGCGCTAACGCTAAACGATTGGTTTCTGCCCCATCTTTCCACCTTGACGGTGCTTCTGGAGACTTTCCAGGTCAGCACATGAAATGGGTTAGGGAACATGAAAAAGCAGGCCGTAATAAAAAGAAGGACGCCTAAAGGCTAATCCTTTCTACATTAATCTCCATAACCATAATAAAAGGCGGAGCAGTTTAATATGTCAAGAGCGACACTAATTGACGAGCGTATTGAAGACGACTCAACAACTACTGATCTTGAAACTCAATCATTTGACGAGCCAACTCAAGAAAACCCTATACCGAAAGCTAAACCTAAAGAAGAAGACTTGCCTGATAAGTACCAAGGAAAGTCAGTACAAGAAATTGTACAGATGCACCAAGAAGCTGAAAAGATGCTTGGTCGTCAGTCTTCCGAAGTTGGCGAGTTACGTAAGGTAGTAGACGACTTCATACATACACAACTCGAACAAAAAAACACACCTGTTCAACAGCCCGTTGACGAAGATGACGACATTGATTTCTTTACTGATCCAAAATCAGCCGTTAGTAAAGCTATTGAGAATCATCCTAAGATTAAAGAAGCGCAGGAATACACTACTCAGTACAAGAAGCAAACCGCACTTGCACAACTACAGTCAGAACATCCTGACATGCAAGACATACTAGGTGACGCTAAATTTGCTGAGTGGATTAAGGCTTCTAAATATAGGACTCAGATGTTTGTAGCAGCAGACCAAGAATATGACTATGACGCTGCTAACGAGTTGTTTAGTCTTTGGAAAGAGCGTAACCAAATGGTTAAGCAGACAGCCAAAGTAGAACGAACAGCACGTAAACAATCTCTCAAAGCTGCAACTACCGGAACTGCCAGAGGAACAGCAGAGCGATCTCGTAAGAAGACTTATCGTCGGGCTGACATAATTAAACTTATGCGAACCGACCCTGAACGCTATCAGTCTATGTCAGACGAGATATTTAAGGCGTACCAAGAGGGTCGAGTTAAGTAGCCTAATTATCAAGGAGATTTATCATGGCTAACGAAACCTCTGGAACTTATTTTACAGCGAATGCTGTAGTTGACAAAACTGCTGCTGGTACTTTCATCCCAGAAATCTGGAGTGACGAAGTAATTGCAGCTTACCAAAAGAACCTCAAGCTTGCACCTCTTGTAAAGCGTATCCAAATGTCTGGTAAGAAAGGTGATGTAATTCACATTCCTAAGCCAACACGCGGATCTGCTTCTGCAAAAGCTGAAGCCACTGCGGTAACAATCCAAGCAAACCTAGAGTCAGAACTGCAGATTGCTGTTGACCGTCACTTCGAGTACTCACGTCTTATCGAAGACATCGTCGAAGTACAGGCGCTTAACAGCCTCCGTCAGTTCTACACTGAAGA